AAATTACGTATTGGTGTTTTAGCTCTTAAATCTAAAAGTGTTTGAGCACTTATTAAAGTGTTTCCAGTTCCAAAAAAAGTATTACCAAATTCTTGGTCGAACTGTATCTGAGAAGTATTGTTTATAGTTTGTTGTTTCCACTCTTCATCTCGCCCCGGTACGTCATGCCAATCAACTCTAAAGTTACTATATTCATTTACACCTTGTATTGAACCTTCCCATATCTTATGAAAAGTGTTACCTATTCCGTTAGCAGTTGACGTAACGATAATCTTAGTATCGGTACCTGAAGATATAACAGGATATGTTGAAGTGTAAAATTCCGCAGCTCTTTCTACGAAAGCGAACTCATCCAAGTATAAAAGGTTAACAGATAATCCACGAATTGACTGGCCAGTCGTAGCAGCAGCGATAATACGACTATTGTTACTGAAATCAATATTAGACTTATTGAGAGCTTTAACCCCAGGTTGCAGAAAAAAAGGAATGTTTTCAAGCATAATCGTAATCCTTGCCAGCATCTCTCTCGCAGTGGCACCTTTGTTCGCCAAGACCGCGATTGTTTTTTCTGGTTGAAATAACGCGAACCATAATAAGTATCCGCACGCCGAGATCGATTTACCTGACTGTCTACAAGCAAGTACAACATTAAATCTATTCCTTTCAAATTGTTCAAACATCTTTCTCTGATATGGATAAAGTTGAAAGTCAACTAAACCCTTATCAAGAGATATTATCTTTGCATATTTTTGTATGAAGTGTACAGGATCTTTCATACAAAGAGCATATTCTTTGATCTGGTCTTCCGTCCAGTCTTGAACAATACCATCTTTTTTTATATTGGGATTACCTAGATAATTTTCATTTTGATTTTGGAGTGACATTGACTAAGTCTGTCTCTTTCTTAAGTATCTTTTGTAACTCAGCAGTCGACCCGACGAAAAGATTATTTGTAGTGGTTGCTATGTTCTTAATCTCTTCAGATTTATCTAAGTCTTTTTTCTTTTTATTTAAGTCCATTAATCTATCATTAACGTCAGAAATATTCTTAATCATTCCTGATAGTACTTCAAATGCTCGAGGATGCTCACTTTCACGCGCAACTTCTATCATAAGTTCTAAACTTTCTTTGCCTTTTTCTACGAGTTCGTAATACGTAGACCTCGAATAATTATAATCGTTGTCTGCGTTCTTGTCTTCTGGTGGAAGAAACTTATCTAAATTTTTATCGTTGCTCATAATTCTACTAATTCACGGTTCTTAATATGTTGTTCTGCAATCTCTTCTTTAGATTGTCCATGGTATTTAACTGCATGATGTTTTTCAATCATCTTTTCATTAATGTTTGTTTCAAATGTCCATAGTTCGCCGAGTATTCTACCGAACTTACCTTTCGCGTCTTTATGAGTTTTAATTGTAAGTTCACCAGCACCAGTCCATTTTTGTAAAAATTCTTTAGCTGCTAATCCATATTTTTTTTCTTCTAAATCTCTTGTTCTAGATTCTGGAGTATCAATTCCGTATAATCTTATTCTTTGTTTTCTTAACCAAACGCCAAATCCTAAGTCGATATCAACGTCCACTGTATCGCCGTCTATAACTCTTAATAACTTACATTTATATTCAAACATATTTAACTCGCACTATCTAAAATTGTTGTTGTAAATCCAAAATCACTATCAGCTAGGCCGATAAGAGAAGTTGGATTCGGTGTAACTCTTATTGTTTCCATACCTATATCAGAATCATTCAATCCAGCTTTGATGTCAAATATCTTGGCATCTGCTTGACGAATGATACTGGTATCAGAAATTGGACCATGATAACTTAACTTCATCTCAAAGTCCAAACTGTATATAATCGTACGTCTTTGTTCTAGCGTTGCATCGAAGTCATCTGTAAAAGATACTCCTTGAATAATAACTTGTATGTCTTCTTTAAAACTACTATATTCTGTAGAAAATGGTTTTATCGTGATCGTATACTGTGGATTAAAAGTTGGAAATATTTGTTCAACTATTTGTAACGCATCATCTTGAGATTTAGCATACGCGTTTAATTGAAACGTAATATTGTATGGTACCGGATTAAAAAACTTTTGTCTCTTTGTATTTTCTCCGGTTGAAGACGCAGTGGTAAAATTACCTGTCTTAGCTAGTTGTCTAGTAGGATCGTACGCGATTGAAGTAATTTCAAAAGACATTCTCGGTAGTTTTATAGCTACTCGAGTATCATCTTGTAAGTCTGGATTTTCACGTATTCTTTCTAAAAACTTATTTTTTGGAGCATACGACAATGGAACTTTAACTTGGCTTATCACGGCACCCGATGAATTCTTACGAACTACATACAGATTATTAAACAGTCTGCCGAATAGTGCTACTGCTTTCTTAGTTTTCTCGTGATAAAAGTGTCCACCAAACATTAGTTATTACTCACATCTCCAAATGGGTTTGACTCAGAAAAGTCTATAAAATCTGTATTATCTGAAAAGTCTGTATTTTGTTCATTTTCTGATAGTTGATTATCTTCAACCACTAGACTAATTACGCCACCTGCATTGGACTTAAGGCCAACGACTTTCTTACCTACAGCAAAAGTATGGTACTTACCATCGTCTGCGCCAGCGTGAATAACGTGTAATTTATCGTCAGAGTCTGAGTACTTAGCGACTTCGCCTCTCATAGTAGTGTCGCCACTTGGGCTCGTAATCGTTTCGCCTACAATAAACGTAGTATCCGCAGGCTCAGAGAACCTAAAGGTTGGACTAGTATAACCAGACCCTGGGTTAGTAATCGTTAATCCGTTCACCTTACCGTTATTGCTATCAACAGTAGCAGCTACCGCTGCTCCTACACCATTTGAATCTACTATAGTTACGGTTGGAGCTGTAAAATAGTTATTGCCACTATCCGTTATTGAAATAGTAGCAAGTTGTCCACTATTCAATGTTGCGCTCGCCTGCGCGCTGTCTCTTGTATTGCTAAGAGTTAAGATATACTTGTAAGCAAAAGATTTCTCTAAATCGTCTAGTACGTCGACTCCAGTGTCCATATCTTCGCCAGTGTACTCGAATAACTGACATCTCATCTTAAACACAGGAACATTTTGTAGCTGATAAAAAGGTTGTTCGTGTTCTACGTGATTTATCTGAAAGAATGACTTAGACATTGGAAGGTAAATAACATCTCCTTCTTTTGGTCTGTCAACGGTTATCTCATTGTCGTATCTTGATACAGTATCTCGCCATCTTCTTCTAGACACTATAAACGTAGCTTCGTCTCGTATCTCTACGCCAAATCTTGTAAATAAGTCTCCTTCACCTTCAAATCCTTCGGTGTTCTCGATATACATCTCTATCATGTAAGAGGAGTTAAAGCTTGAAACTGGATCGTCTTTAAATATACTGTCTTCGTTTACTAAGTCTCTAGGCAAATAAAGCACGTTTTGCCCGTACATTTTTAAAGATTCTATTACGATATCTTCGTACAGGTTCTGTTCTGATTTTACCTTTTGACTAAAATATAAGTTAGTTGCCATGTCATCCTACGAAAAAGTCTGGTGGAAATTCATGTTCATCTCTGACTCTTTGCCTTAATGTTTCTATCTCGCCAGTAGCATCATCATATATCTGTCTTCCGTTTAAAATGACTCCTCCGGGTAGTTGCATGCCTTCAAACTTAATTAAGTTCATACCCCACTGCTGTTTAATTAAAGCGGTAGTGTATTCTTTTACAAACATATCATTAAATATTGAAGTATGATCGCTATCGTTGACTTCTGAATAAACTTCAGCTACGATAAAATCACCTTCTTTAATATCTCCGTCTGCAAAATCTCCAAAAATATATAATCTATTCTGTCTTCTTGCAAACTGAACCTGCGGATGACCATTGAGTTTCATATCTAAAAGCGATAAGTATTGCTGCATTTGCTCGTAGTATGCTAGGTCTCCAGCAAAATTCATCAGATCGGCAATGTCGTTCAACATCATCTGGTACTTGATATCGAAAAAGTTTCTTGAGTTATTAAACGAACTCGTAAGTGGAAACATTTTCGAAACAAATAGTATATTACTCGCTAAAGTAATATATTCATTAGCGACATCAGTGGCGGTGATCTGATGTTTAAGATACGTTCTTATAGTCGCATCAGAATGATATTCGCGATAATACTGTAACGCCTCGTCTACACGATCTTCCACTTGATCTTCGTCAACATTGACTTCGATAACTGGTTCGCCAAGACGTCTTTTACAATAATCTATAAGAGTTGCACGTGAAGATGGAACTGCCATTTTAAAATCCTTTTATTCTATTTATAAGGACTCGTTCCTAAAACATCCTCGTCCCATGCTGCTTTTAACTTATCGATAGTATCCGCACTTGTAATCGCACTTGCCGCAGGTGCGTCTCTAAGTTTCTTCTTCTTAGCGGCACTTGCTG